TGCAGCTAATTCTATTCCTAAAACAGTTCCACTTTCAGCTCCTACATTAGCAATTGATACTGATCTTGCTCCTGCAGTAACAGTTCCAGAAGTAGTAGGTCTAAGTAAAGCTGGAGTAACTCCAATTGGATCTGTGTTAGATTCAATACCTGCAGTTGATGTAGCAATATTACCAGTATCAGTATCAATAGTTGCAAGTAATTGTCTGCATAATTCTAATGTAGCTTCTGTAGCATCACCTGATTGTAAATAAGCTTTAGTACAACCTGTATAATCTGCTGGATCAGGACTAGTTTCTCCTGGTCTATAATACTTTATATTATCAAACCCACCTGTTGTAGCATCCCATACTCTTACTTCTAGTCTAATAACTGTACCTGCTGGTGGAGTTGGTCCTGTACAAGTAATTGATACTAACTCAGCTTCATATTCTAATCCATTAGTAGCAACAGATGCTGCTATTTTATCCAAACCTAACAACATTCTATATTGCCAAGTCCAATTAGTCCCTTTTTGACCTTGTGTTTTTAAATTTCCTACTGACATATTTTTATTTTTTAATAAATTTTAGCACCTACGTTGAATGCTGGATTACTAGCATCTGCATTTACAGCACTTATAAGTAAATATTGATCTATTGTCCAATCAATTCCAAAAGTATCAATAGAATCTGATGTTTGAAAAGAAGGACCATTCTGAGTTTGAGAATTAGAATCTTGACCAGATGTAACTGCTGCAGATTCAACATAAAGATCTCTACCTACTGTCATCCCTCTAGAAGTTGTATTCATTTTATGAATAGCTATTAAATGATATGTGCCTGAAAAACCTGTTGAATCTGAAACATATATTTTTACAGAACATACAGCTCCTGGAGCAACTACACCTTTATAAAAAAAGGCTTTATAACTCCATATATCTCCTGCAGAAAATGTATTAGCAGGAATAAGTATATAGTTTAAAATAACTTGTGCTGTACTAGCACCTGTACCTGTTCTGTTAACTACAGAAGCACTAAAACCTGATCCAGGAACTCCTTGAGGTCCTTGCAAACCTTGTAGAGCTAAGAAAGACCAATTAGCTGTATCTACAGATGGGTCAGAACCACCTGAACCAACAGCATTGGTACATACATAACTAGATCCACTAAAGAATGCTACGTCATCTTGAGCATAAGCATTAGTTGTATCCCAGTTACCTGTAAAGTTTAGTCCTGCTGCACCCACTGCACCTGGTACACCTTGAATACCTTGAGGTCCTTGTGCACCTGCAGGTCCTGTAGCACCAGGAGGTCCTTGAGGAGCATTTAAAGCAATCTGTGTTTCAAGATCTTTAAATGTAATAGCCGTATCTTGATATTCAGACTTGTTAACAGCATCTCTTGTACCAATAGGTATCATATCATTATCCTCAAGAGTACTCTTCAGTCTCCCATTTTTAATGATATTAAAAAAATTACTTATGTTCCTTAATGACATTTTTTAAATATTAAAATACAATATGCAGTTCACTAGTACCAGTCTTTCTAAAAAAGTCTCCTTTTTTAAGACCAGCCGTTTTAGCTGCTGCATTGTTAGCATATTCATTATTATTCATTTGGTGTAACATGTAATTAATGTGACCAAATTTAGTTTGACCCATATCATTGTTTTCAGTTAAGTATGGATCTGGTGATTCTATTATAAATTTTTCTGGCATAGTTGTTAATTTAAATTGGTTTATCCTTCTACTTTATTTTGAGCCCTAGTTGCAAGTACAACATTTATAGCATCTCTTCTTTCTTTGTTTTCTCTTTTAGTACGAGTAATTTGATTAAGCTTGATATCTATAACATCTGGAATATCTGATATAGAATACCCTTCATCTTTAAGTTTAGAAGTTACAGGAAGTACAACTACTGTTTCTGTATAAAAAGCACCATCTAAAACATCTACAGAAGGAGCTACTACTAATTTTAATGTAGTTGCAGCAAGTTCAGCCGGTGGCCAATCTCCTCCTCCAAAAACAACTGTTGTATCAAGTACACCATTACTAATACCTGCACTTACAATTACCTCTTCACTAGTCTCTTCTTCTTCACATGCACCTTCTTCAGGTGGTGTCATTTCTATAGCTGCAAAAAACGCTAAGGCATTATCTGCTGGTACATCATTGGATTGAAGAGCTGAAGCAAACTGACATGATGTATTAACAGAATCATTCTCTGTCCATGCTGGATATGCTGAAAACATTGGTTCAAGTATATCCTCAACTCCTGGTGGCTCGTCTACATTCCATATGTTGTAACACTCCATAATTGTTATTGGATCAAATTCTTGATATTCTGGAGCCTCTCCTTCAGGCTTTTGGTAAAACGCAGATACTTCCATGTATCCAGTAGCTAAACTTTCAAGTAGTGTACCTGCATTATTTAATATTCTTATTTTTGACATGATATTTTGTTTAAACTTTTAATTTTAATTTAATTCTAATTCAACAGTTGCTCCTTTTACTACAGCAAATTTAAAGTCAAGATGTACTGTTGCTTCCCAATCAGCTGTATGTAAACCGACAACCCTTACAAGATTTTCTGTAACAGGTAAAGCATCATTATATACTGTAAGATACATTAATGTTCCTGTATCAGTTGCTCCTGCAGGAAGTTCAGTAATTAATGTACCTGCATTAGCTAGTGGTGTACGATCTACTGTAACTCCTCCATCTAAAGCAGATATTAAACTAGAATCTTCAATAAGTTTTATAGCTTGACCTTCTGAAACATTTATTGTTCCCATTCCTTGAACAATCTCATAATTTCCTGCTCCATTTATTGAAGGATTTAAAAGTTTTTCTCCTTGATATTTCCAAACATCATGTTCAACTCCGTCTACAACATATGATTCATTCTCACACTTTTGAATGAAGCAAGCTCCATCAGTAGTTCCTGAAACAAGTTTTGAAGTAGTTCTTAAGCCTAGATCTCTAAGGGTAAAATCAATGCTTGTATTTAAGTATTGCCAAAGTTGCGTTCTTTTAGAAGCAAACTCTTTTAAAATTTTTGCTCTGTATTCTGATAATGCCATTTTTTTTGTTTTTATTATATATAATACTATAATATACAAAAAAATATTTAATAAAAAAAGCCCCTAGCTAAAAACCAGAGGCTATACTTTATATTATATATACAATTAAAGATACCACCAAAGTGTACAGAAACACATTAAAGCAAGAAAATATAATGAATACCCAAACATTCTACCTTCTTCATCTTTATGAACCTCCATACTGACTGGATCTTCTATATCCTTACATAGTATTCTGCCAATAAACAATAGAAATAAAATCATAAAAATTAAAAATGAACAGAATAGTACTTTAAGAAACATATTTAAAAAGTTTTATAAAAAAAAGTAAATGCTATACCATATATTACTCTAGATATAATAACATGTAGTAATACTGGCCAAAAGCCACAATAGTTATAGCATAAATAAAATATCCCTATGAAAAGAAATAGGTTTCTTAACAGCTTAGCTAAATGCCAGCCATCAGTTATTCCTACAAAAAACGTTGTGCTTCCCCAAAATTTAGGTCCTGCAGCAGGTTCTCCATTCTTATACTTATTTTTCCAAGACACAGCAGGATCCCAAAAGTAAGGGTTAAACTTTTGAAAGATACTTCTACCATAATGAAACTGTAATGTATCCATCATAGCTTCAGCTAAACCTGATAATGCAAAAAATAGTATATACATTATTTCTTAGAATTTTTGTAATGTAAAATACCCCCGATTAAAGCACCAAAACAAGCTACCCCCACTGCTATTTTAAGATACCAAGAATTTAAGTAGTTAGTTTGAGTAATTAAATAAAGGTATGCTAGAGTCATTAAGAATGCAAATGCAATTTGTAAAAGATCCATACCCTTTAACCAATCTCTATTATTATTTAGGCTCATAACGTTTCAATTTTTCTCTGTAAATAAATCAATGCTTTTCTAAGATCATCCTTTTCCTTATCCTTATTCCTACCTCTAGACCTAGATACATACTTAACTACATTCCCTAAACAAAAATCATCTGACAAATTAAGTTTATCCAATATAGGAAACAACTCCGATTTAGGCAACTGCTTATGTTTGTTCTTTGGAACATAGTCATCAGGAAGTGTTACTATTCTATCAACAGGAAGTTCTCTACTTGGAGTAGACTTATATACTCCATCACTCATTCCTCCATAAGGAGATTGTCTTTTTTTAAAATCTTTCATAGTGCTATACCAGTCTTTACTTTTTACTCCTCCCATATTATAGCAATATCAAAATCCTTAACTGACATTTTGATGTCTTCTCCAAACTCAATGATCTCTGCACTGTGCAATGCTTGAGTACGTACATACACTTTATCACCTATAGCGATATCCTTAACATCTTCTCCTACAGCAAAAACATTTAGATGAGTCCATTTCTTCATCATCTCTTTTTCTTGTTCTGCTTCTACATTCTCATTAAGAATAAGATCTGTTTTAGGCTCTGGTTTGGCAGGCTTATCTAGAAGAACTCTATTGCCCCTTAGTTTAAATTTCATATTGTGTTGGTTTTAATTTACACAAATATAAAAAAAATTTTAAGAACCACAACCTTCACACTCAAAGTGAGAGTCTTCAGGCTTCGTACCAGTTAGCTTCATCTGGAGAACATGTATCTGATCCTTGATATCCATATCCTGGAACATTTCACCTGTAAGCTCTTTCTCTAGTAGAGCTATCTTATCTTTAATTTCTTGATTAGTCATGTACTTAATATAACAATAATCCGGGACATGCCCAAGTAATGAACTTACGGTGAATGAAGTTTACCATATTAGACATAGTGTAGGATCCTAGCTAAAAAACCCCAGGGTTTTTAAAATTTTTGTGGTACCCCCCTTCAAATTTTAAGACCCTTTTGTTTTTAAGTTTTACAAAAACTTTTTTTTCTACAGGTAGAAAAAATTAGCTAGTCTTCTTTTGTGCTAACTCATTCTTCTTCTTACTAACCTTATTTTTAAATTACTAATCAATAATTTAATAAAAATATGAAAGCAACAAAAGTTACTTCCAGAAAATCTTTCACAACGAAGAAAGTATCTACCCGTTGGAAAGTATCAGGTACCCCTGATGAAATTGCTAAGCTTGTTGAAGCAAAAGATGCTTCTTACGCTTATCAACCTAAAAATGCCAATGGCCCTAAAGACCCTTGGTATTTAGTTACACAAGCTACCTTTCTTCCGAATGGTACCGTGTGTGATGTTATCAGCTATGTAAACAAAGATGATAACCTCGTATTCAAAGTTGACCTTGACAGTGTCAACTCTGAATTGCATGAAGTTTCTGCAGTCTCCAAACTCGTTGAAGATGCAGAAGCTGCAAGCATGTATAAGCAAAACCTTGTTGACAATGGTACATTTAGCAGAGCTAAACTTCCATCTTTCAACATCACTCCTGCTTCTACACCATCTACTACTGAAGCTGAAGCATCAGCAGAAGATGACTTAAACATTGATGATAAACCATCAAAGTCTAAGAAGTAAAAAATTCCCAGGGTAAAACCTGGGTTTTTTTCTATAAATCTTCTTTATGCTAACCTTTTTTTTAAATAAGCACTGTTGTTTATAAAAGAATAGCAACTTTGTTGGGAATAAAGTATTATATATTAAATATTATTATTTATATTTTTCTTTTTTCTTTTTTATTTTCTTTTTTCTTTACTTATGTAAGAGAAAGATAAAGATAGTAACACATGTACATATTCTATAGTGTTAGGTATAGATATATATTTTTATTATATTACTTATATATATTAATATTTATATAGCTAAAAACATAACATGATTACACTTGCTGTAGACATAACAATAGATGATGTATTACTTAGTATATTCTTATATGTATTTTATATACTAGTTACTTATAGAGGAAGAGATAAATAGCTTCCCGAATCTTTAGTGTGTAAATAGATTGCACACTCTTATATTCTCTTATCCAATTGCAGGTTATATTACCGTGTAGAACTAGCAGTAGAAATACTCAATGTATGAACCATTTTATAGTCAAGGGTTGCAACCTTGTAAGAGAACCAATTGTATTGGTGGACACTGGTGAGATATTGTCCTTAATTAAATGCAGAATGATGCACCAAGCATTTAGCCAAACATTTACTTAAAGCAGGAGTCTTAGATCCGTTGAAGGTTACTTAGAGTTCTATAGTTGGCTAGCTATAAACTATAGTAATGCTCAGGCACGTTAAAACTAGAGGTTAGATGACTGCTTTATTAATACTAGTAAGTTGTTCTTGTACTTTGAACAAGAAAGGTTTTATACTTTAATCCTGAAAAGTATTGTACCAGGGCATTGATTGTATACCGTGAAATTCGGAGGTTTAAATTACCCAAGCAGAAAACCTTTCAGTGCCCTTTTTATTCTTATTTATTTATTAATACACACACCATGAGTAAAATTAAACTTTGCTATGATTTTGCAAGTAAAAAGAAAATCAATATTGAAGAGGACAATGAAAAAAGATTCTTAAAGGTGCTTGATAGCGTTGATTGTGTTGTTCTATATGACAAGAAAAGACTACCATTTAATGATATGTCTCAGTTATCTGTAGTAGAAATGTGGAAAACTAAAACCTTATGTGTTGGATATGATCCTTCTTGTTTAAAAGAATTCAGTGTAATAGACTTTAACATTGAAGATATAAGTTATTTCTATGTTACAGGTGAAGCATCTTATTTTGTAGAACAAGTTGATGATTATGGAAATTCTGAAACTCGTAGAGTTACAACAGGTTTTACTATATCTACACACGGAGACAAGAGAGTTCTTTACTTAAGAAAAGAAGATAAATTTAAAAATCCTTTTTAGATATGGAAACTATTACTATGATTATATTTAATCTCCTGCTTAGTGCAGGAGTTGTTGTCCCTATGAATCAAGACAATGAAGGCAGAGAACTATATGTTCTTCACCCAAATGCATCAGCAGAAGTATTTAATGATATTGGTTTAACAATATTAGATGCTAATGAAGATGGTATAGAGGGAGCTACAGAAACTTTATCATTTAAATACTTTGATAAAGCTGAAGAGATACAGAGTCTATCTAAATCAGAAAGACTTTATATCTATGACCATTGCTATAAAGGAGAGATAATAAATTGGATACAGACTTTAGAGTTTGAGTACAATGAATCTATTCCTGATAATTATGTTATCGTAAATTATGAAATAAAATAATATGAATTATAAAATTATTAACACAAAAAGAAGAGGTGACATCCGTAAAGGTCATGCCACCTCTACTGAAATATGTACTGCAGGTAATAAGAATTCAATAACTATATTTAATAGTTATTTTGATATGCATATTAGTGAAAGATGTGAAATTGATACACATGGCTATCATGGTGCTATTGAAATACCTTTTAAATACAAGTTTGATTTACATAAACATATGCCTGGTACACAGTACTTGCGGAAAATGTTAGGTAATAAAATGATTCAGTTAAACGGTCATATTATAAATGTATTAGGTAATAACTATGAATTACATTACAGTGCTAGTTGTCATCAAAGATATTTTCAAATATGTTGTGCTAGTCAAGGTTTAATGAACTTTAAAACTGCACAAGAGCATGTAGAGATTATAAAAGCAGTAAATCCTATCTTTTCTTTTATTAATGCAAGGATTAAATCTTTGACAAAGAAAAATATTAATGATGTTTTTACTAACTTTGATGAAAATACTGGCACATATCTTATGTCTCCTGAATTTCTTGGTAATGAACTTAACAAGAATTCATTAGAGATAGAGAAGATACTTGTATCAGTAACTGATGAATTACCTTTTTAATTATTAACCTTTAAAAATTTATATCCATGGATTGGGATACAGAATCAACCTATTATTTTTACACTCGTGGTGGTAAAGAGTTCTTC